TTAAAATCATCATCTGGCAAATCTTGTGCATACTTTTCACGATCTTTTAATTCTTTATCAGTAAGCTTTCTTTCGTTCTGACCAGGAGTCATGGCTTTTGCTTTTTTCGTAGCAGCCGGCGTTCCCTCATCAGGCTGGCAAACCTGCTCAATTTTTTCAACCGAATCTAACCATTGACGAGTTTTTCCGTCTTTCGTTTCTATAATAAGATAATTAGATCCTAGAACAGTTATTGTACCAATTTGATTTGTTTCTTTAATGATAACTTCTTCACCTGTTTCGAACAAGTTGCCTTTAATAAATGCTTCTCTAGTTTCTGATACGGCCTTAAGTTGAATATGTCTTTTAAATTCATTTTGTTCTTTTAACCCCATTCCTTTACGTACAGAATTAAATAATGCTTTTGCATCTCTGTGAGGCATATTATCAGGAAGGCCTTTAGAGAAAGCGGAGTAATCATTTTTCTTTACATTTTCACGTTGCTTAGATGCTGACATACCTTCAACACCTTCGGCATCAGGATCTCTTGCACCTGCACTTACAATCTTAATTGATTTAAAATTATAAAATCCGTGGCGACCTTTCTGGCCGTTATATTTATTTAATAAGACATCAAATTCTCTGAGTCTATCAGATCCTGCTATCATCGTTACATTTACATAGCCTTCATTATACAACTCAACAAGGGCATCCATAGGTGTTTTTACTTTTTTATTCACCATTACGCTTCTCGCATGTTTTGGAAACATTTTGCGAGTATGTTTAATTTTATCTGTATATGATAATGGATTTTTGTTTTTATCTTGTGACTGAGATAAGAACACTTTATATGGATTTTTACCAGATTTTGCAGCAAGCGCATCTAACAGTTTACCATGACCAACGGTTGGCGGATTCATTCTGCCAAATGCAAAATAAATCTCACGTTCTTCTTCAACTAAAAACTGACTAAATGAGTTGATCATTATCCACCACGCTTTTTAGTCATCTCAGCTTTGCGAATTTTAGGCAAAAGCTTTTTAGCAACTCGATTGATAGCTGCTTTAGCCGCAGGCTTTTCTAATCTTTTTTCGATTTCTTGCCTTTTTGCGAAGCTCATTTCATCTTTAGGCACATCTTTAATTAGCTTTTTCATTACAGCTAATCTAGCTTGCTTGCGAGCTCTTTTCTTTAATTTTTCTGGAGAAGCAATCTTACGCTCTGCTCGTTCTCTACCGATCTTAATACGAGACTTATATTTCTTAAACTGTAATGCGCGCTTTCTTCTTTGCGCTGCAGTTAAAGCCTCATTGGTTTCAGTAGATTCACCAGTATTACCTGTAGGCGTATCTTGTTTTCTTTTCTTTGCTGCTTTTTTAATAATGCCATCTTCGCCAGGCATATAGTCTACAGCCATAAAATCTTTAAAATCTAATGGTTTTGCCATTTTAGTTTCTTCCCGGTTTATCCCATCCCTTTAATATATCTTTGCTGAAATTGTTGTATGAAAACTCCATACGATCAACCAATTTAACAGCATCACCACCAAGTGTGTCAATTGCAACAAAGCCTTCGGCTCCAGTTACTTTATATCCATTATTAGTTTTTACAAAGGTCTTAGTTTTTTGTAAGTCATTTAGTTTATTTATAAGTTTTAATTTCGCTAAAACTATTACTTTTTGTAATTCAAACATTTTTTGTAACGAGGTTTTGTTAGATGTTCCAAAAAATGATAGTATTTCATCAAGTTTCTTTTGTTGAGCAGCTTTACCTTTATCAGTCTTTCTTGCATTTATTTCTTTTTGATAGCGCTGTTTAATCCAGTTAATGAGGCCAGATACGTGTCGTCTTGTATCTGTAATGACTGTGCCTGCTCTGACGAAGGAATTATTGTATGTTTCAATGAGCTGAGCGAGGGATCTGTTACTTTCCAACTGTCTGAGTGTGGATCCCGATATTTGATTAAATAATTTGCCAGCTTGCGATAAATATTCATTCACTTCCTCCGTATCACTTTTAGTCATAGTTAATTTAGTAAGATCACGAAGCATTGCATCCTGAGACCATACGTTTTTGGATTTCTTTAATTTAGATACATCTACGCCATAAGACGCTTTCATTGTTTCAAATGTCTTACCTATATATGTAGTGTGCCAGACTATCCCAATTTTTGAAGAGGTTATCTCTTTTGCAGCATCAGAATCTGCAGGTACCGCATATACGATTGTATTAGGATGAAACGTAATATATTTCTGGCCACTTATAGTAGCTCTTTCCAAGTCACCTGAGCTATACAAGAAGTCACCCTGTACAACTCCTTTAATTCCCAATTCAGGCAAGTGTTTAAGAGCCAGTTTAAGCTTATCAGCAAGATCACCGCTAGTGTCAGCATCAACATCTGCAGCTGTCTTATAAACTTTGGGGTTCTTATTGAAGATCCCCTTTTTCGCAACGAAGAATACTCCATCATTAGGATCGATACCTGCAAAGACAGCAGGGGCACCATCCCACTTAACGCTAACAGATCCATCGTGTACACCTCCTAACATATCGCGTAGAGATCGTAAAGCCATAATAGCTTCTCTTGTTCCTTTTACTCCTCCATAGATAACCTTATCTTCTATATGAGTCATATGAGTATTTTTATTTTCGGTGATATGTTGCTTAAAATTTTCCATTAAGATGCCGCTACCTTTACATAAGCCGATGAATCGTTTGTTTTTGCGCCTGCCACATTAACTATTTCAGAAATAAAATCGTTTCTTTTAGCGACTTGAGAAGCGTTCATAATAGCATAAGCAATATGAGTTACACCCAAAATAGCATGGATAAAATGAGCTTGCCCGGCTTTTTGTGATATTCCCATTTCATGCTCTTCCTTAGTATAAGTAGGATGAACTTTTTTTACCATTTTATAAAAATTATCTACTAAGAGTTTAGGAGGATTTTTACTTGCTAATTTTTTGGCGTTTTCTTTTAACATAGTATTTGAAGGCAAGTCTACTCCTAAATGAGTTTTTGCAGAATAAGTAATTTGAGTATATCCGGTTCTACCGCCTCTCGCGCCTTTCTGAATAATTTCCATATTTAGCGGAGTAAATAAATTAGGTGCTCGTATATCTAATTTACCATTACCATCAAAATAGGCAAAACCATATTTAGATGTCCAAATACCCTTTCCTGCAGTAGTTTCTAAAGAAACTCCAGAAAATTTATGAGTATCTAAACTTTTCTTTTCTATATTATATTCTGAAACTTTTGCTTTTAGTTTTAGACTATTAATTTTCTTAAGAGAAATACCTACGATGTCTCTACTTAAAAAGTTTTCTAAAGTTGTTTGATTACATAACGCTTGGCTTTGATCGCTGATACGTTGATTAACATCTACGCCCCTCTTGACAGCCCATATATCACCTGGATTCCATTTATCATTCTGCATCGGGGGCAAGCCTTCATTCTTTCGGGCTTTTGATTTCTTTGCATATATCGCATTCATAGTTTTAGAACCACGATGAATAACATGCTCTTTACTTACGTATTTCTTATCTATTAAAGCTTTAGCAGTAACATATCCAGATTCGTGCCATGATGCATCTAAAACAGAATATCTTTCAAACGGTACGTCAACATCAACTTTGTCTTTATAATCAGCTAAAGTTTCTACTGTAAAATGCGAGAATGGTTTACTAGATCCTTCTCCAAGCATTGCCGCTATGTAGATACATTGCAAAGATTCTGCATCAGCAGTTTGACCAGTCATACCCTGACCTTGGCCTTGACCGCCAAATAAAGCAGACTTACCAATTTTAAGAGAAGAAATTATCGTACCATTTTCAAGTTCAAGCTTGAAATCTTTTTCTGTGTTATCAACAAATGCAGTAATAGCATCTAAATTATTTTTTGTATTTTTAATTTTTAAATCTTCGCCATTAACACTAGAAACGGGTTCTCCGGCTTTTATAGCATTCTTAAGAATATCAGTTCTGAAATCAGTAGTACGAGCTTTCACTTTTTCCCACTCAGTACGATTCATTGCACTAAACATTGATTTCTCCAGTATAAAAGATTTAAACCTAAGCATAGTATCCTCTTGAATATAATACGTGTATCTATTTATACTAAAAAAAGAAAGGGGCAAATTGCCCCTTAAGTGTACTCTAACTTGTCTATGTAGATCCTATTTCGTTTTTGTAGGACTCTATATTCATATTGATCATAACCAGAATCTTTTAGATCTTGATTAAGATTGTTCACCCACTTTTCATATTCATCAATACGATCACCAGGTTCAAGAACCCCTAACAATGAGG